ATGGTCAGGATGGTCAACTCCGTAGTAGAGCAAGAGAGGATAAAGTATCAGCAAAAACATCTTGAACGAGAACGCGAATACATCTTGCCTGCTTTTAGGTTCGCAGACGAAGTAGGAATAGATTTAGCCACACTTGTTCGTGAGGCAAAAGGTAATTGCAACGTCAGGTTGTGGGAGGCAATGCGTGATCTCATAAGGGGGCTAAAAGAAGAGAACAGGAGGTTGCGGCTTACACAAGAAGAGCCATTAATTCGTCCAGACGCGGCTCACGAATTTGGAGACGACCAATGACCATACCACAAGAGGCGGGAGAAGCGGCAAGGAAAATTGGTGAGCTTGTTTCTGAGGCGCGAGAAACCGATTGGCGCTTGCAGCCAGGGTGGGGAAGGTACGAGCAGATCATCAACGACACCATCAACTCCGCAGTAGAGCGCAAGACGAAGGAAAAGGACGCAGAGATAAAGAGGTTGAATGGGCAGCTACCAGATGGAATGAAGGATTGCACCATAGTATTTGAAAAGTGCTCTGTAGGACATGGAAGATTGACCGCAACGAATTGGATTGACAACGGCTGTACTCACTGTGAGATAGAGCGGTTGAAGTCCGCCTCGGTTGCGCCTTACGCAGAGCTCGAGGCGCTCAAGCGTAAGGTCGGCAGGATGAACGCCACAATCGAAGGGCTTTCAAGGTGCGAGATGGCGCTAAAGGAATCACGCAAGCCAAGCGAAGTCTGGATGCAAGCTGCGACCGATATGATCAACGGCTACCAGGAAGCTCACCCGACCGAGCATATTGACTCTGCTTGCGCGAATGCTCACCAGAAGCTAGAACATGCCCTCCTGAAATTCACGATGGATAAGGACTACGAGCAAGTAGCGGCAATCGCTACGGTCCTCGACACTGGGACGATCCGGCTACCCAACGGGCAAGTGTTTTCCTTGTGCGGATACGCAGGCGAGGAGGAAGAAGAGTCTGCACCCGAGGAAAAAGACGAAAGCTACATCCTCTTAGCAGGCATTCGCCTTAAAGTGCTTCCGAAATTCAGGGATGCGGTGCAGTATTGTGCGGGCAGGATCGCCGCAGCATTCCTTGGCGAGAGGCAAAAGGTATGCAGGCCCCCTCCGGAAATGATAAGGGCTATTGATGCGACAATAGAAAAAACCAAAGACTTCCACGACCAAAACAAATACAACACACGCTCGAAAGAGCTTTCCGCCTTTTTCAATAAGACTTTGGCCGCTGAGTATGCTGCCCGAAGGGCGCTAAATGACTTCTGAAACCGTCCAAGTCATTCTCCCGCTGCCTTCGGGCTTGCTTTCGCCTAATCATCAGGCGGGCTCCATCGGTGGCCGCATGGCGAAAGCGGCTGCGGCGAAGAAGCACCGCAACAAATCGCGTCTGATTACCCTGGACTCAAAGATCGAAAGCGGCCCCTGGAAGCTGGCCAGTGTTGCGGCGACGTTCTACTTCGCAACGAAACGCAGGCGGGACACGGACAATTATACGGCGATGCTCAAGCCTGCCTACGATGGGCTGGTTGATGCGGGGCTCCTGGTGGATGATGATTACGAACATCTAAAGCGTGAAGAGCCTAAATTTCTTATGGATCGCAAGTTCCCACGGGTGGAGCTTGTCATAACAAGGAGGGGGTAATGCGTCCCATGCGCTGCGAGTTGACTTTTTGCCGATGCTGCGATAGCCAGGTGCCTCCCAAGAGGATATACCTCTCCCTAACTATGGTTGTGCTGCAAGGACGATGCACTAAATGCGGGATGACCTCCAAGCGGCATTTGATCTTCTCAGTCCACACCCTTCGTGCCTTAATCAGGAGAATACGAGAATACTATCCATTCGTTTTGATATTTTGGGATTACAGCTAAAACAAGGAGAGGATAATGGTAGTTGACGAAACACCGAAGCAGGAGTTTAACATGCCGCCGATCTATAAGGTGGTTGAGTACGCCCTCTCTTCGACGAAGAGAATCCAGCAGTGGACGTATGTGTCTTGGCCTGGGTTCACAAGCAAGAAGCGAAACCCTCATAAGGATCTCGCACGGGTCATGTTCTTCGGGTCGGTCAGCATCACGCGCGGCAACGAGAAGATGCCGGTAGAGTTCCCGATTCCTGCCGTTACGATTCATCAGGCGACGAGCATGTTCGATGAGCTGTTGCAGGAGGTCATTGACGGGATGAATCAGCCGAAGATTGTTCTGCCGGGAGGGTAGAGGTGTTAGCTTCTAAGCGCATACAGATGATGAGGATACGCCGGGCCGTGAGGCGCAGGATTAAACGGTATTTATGGACAGAAGCCCCCCCCTCCTCTGCCATCCAAGATCAAGTGGAGGTCTACCGTGTTCATGCTCTCGACACCGTCTGGTGACAACTTGAAGAGGGGGACTAAACGATAGTCCCCCTCGTTTTACATCTCCCTCTGGATGATCTTCGCAATCGTCTTGTGACTCCACTTCTCCGCTTCGCGTGGTTTGCGTCCGCGCTTGTCCAGATCCTTCGCAATTCCACGATGACTAAGCCCCTCCTGCACCAGTCCGACGATAACATCTATCGTCTCCTGCTCCACTTCGCATTCCACCATGCGCTTCTCATTGTCGGTATCTGCCATTTGGCCATACGGTAGCCTCTTGCTCATAATCAGGCCGTTGGCCTGATGCCGCAGCATCGCGTGTTTGGTCCTGAGTGCCGTTATCTCCTTCTCGTACTGCGCAAAGTTGGCCAGGATGCCGCGAATCATCCTGTCCTCTGGCTTGTCGCCGTTGTCCTCTTCTGCTGCCTCTATCCTGGCGCCTGCCTTCGCTACCGCGCGTTTGATGACTTCCCCCAGGTAGACCTCCCTGGCCAGTCGATTCCTCCACCTAACCACCAACACCATGCCGCGACGCAATGCCGCGATAGCATCCCAAAGTCCTTCCCGATTCGCCTGATCGCCAGAACAATCCGGGTCTGCGAAGGTCTTGACTAATTCGTACCCCTGCTTCTCGCAATACTCCCGGCAAAGCTCCTCCTGCTTCTCGCAAGAAGAGCTTGTCTCAGCATCCGGGCGTGGTGAGAATCGCGTGTAGATGATTGCCTTAGTCATTTGCTTCCTTTCGTTTGCTTCGGCTTGCGGCGCTTCATCCACTTATCGTAAGCCTCCCTTACCTTCATCCATTTTTCCGGCAACGTCCAATCATTAAAATGCGTTACGTAAACCATTCGCTCCTCTAGCCAATACAACACTTCATGCGGGGCGGGGCCATGTTTTTCTTCGCGAGACATCAACCACATTTTTTTAAACTTCTCATTTCGATACGTTCTCGTCTGGTGCGCAAGGATTCCGAGCAGAACCATTCCGTCAGAAGTAAGATCGGACGCTGCTGATTCTATTAGTTCAGTCCTATTCATTTGTGTTTTTGCGAAGTCATCTTCTTCTTCCGTATACGCTTTCCCCCAAGACAGCATTGCCATAGACATTTCGGGAAAAGAAATATGCCCTCTTGTTGTTTTACCCATGCTCTACTCCTCTTCCTTGACAGGGAAGCCTTCAAGACGAACAATCGTCTCGTTGCTGTGGATCGGCATGATGATGAGCGCGGTGTATTCCTCTTTGTTGCTGCCCTTCTCCCATGGTCGCTTGCCGATTTCGGCTGAGATTGCACCCGTAGGTTCGCTTTGGTACATGAGGCCGCCGAGATTGGCTATCATCGGTCCCGCCTCCACGATGTATTTCATGTTGATGACAAGGTTGTCTCGCAACTGGATGCTGTTAGTCTCGGAATAATTGTACGCCAAGACACTGACGCTCTTCTCTTCTGCTTTCGGCATGATCTCGCGATAGCGAGGGAACTGCCCGTCAATCTCTTCGCTTGGCCGAATGCCGTCAAGGTCAATGGTCGCGAATCCCTTGGCAACCTTCGACCGTCCCTGGAATGCTTCCTTCGTCAAGATCGCGCTGCTACCTTCCGGTAGTCCATCAACATCTCCGCAATTCTCAGTAGCGGGAAAATGCATGATGAGCCGATGCGTATCTGTGGAGCAAAAGACGATACGCTTCCTGACATTCTCCACCAGAACACCACTCAATGCGTATCGGCAATCTGATTTTGCCACAAACTTCAACAATGCCGTGTGGATGATCTTGCTGATCTTAACCATTTTGCTGCCTCCTGTTCTGATGCGCGAAATTGCGCGGTGCTACTCTCCCTTCGCTTTGGCGATTGCGGCTTGAGCACGCTCGAAGTCTTCCGACCATGTATCAGCAACGTCTTCTCGATCCCATAGCCCCATAAGCCCTTCCAGCGCGGTAAGTAGCTCATCATGCGAGTTTACTGCCTTGACGATGAAGTCGGCGTTTGCTAGTCTCTCTCCGTCGCCGGGATAACGACCATCGGGGTCTTTCTTGTCGCTCCACAACTCCCCGATGTAATAGCAGGGGTCATATTCTGGCGTAATCATAGTGCGATCTGCTTCTTCGTCGCGACTCCACGGTGTCGGTGTGTGCAATGCTGGCTTGTTGGCCATTCCTAGTGCGGCTTTAGCTGCCTCAACGTCTGGCCAACCTGCCTCTCCCGGAAGCGTTAGCGGCTCAGCGTATTCCAGTAATCCCTTCAAGGCCTTGACCAGCTTGTCCTCTGTACTAATATTCTCATCTGCCTTTACCTCATGACATAGTGCGCCACACTTCACGCATTCCCCTGCTGGCATCGGTTCGCCAGGAGCAACTCGCTTCTTCAAGTCCTTGATCGGGTTCATCCCTATCAAGAAGTCGTATCCTGCTGTGCAATTTTGGCATCTAAACATGCTATTCTCCCTTTGCTTCCGCGATTGCGGCGTCGATCTGCGTTACAAGCCCCATCGCGCCTTCATCATTGTTCTGCACCCCGTATTCCCTGCACCATGAAGACGCCGCCTCCAGCGCTTCAAGAAGATCCGGCGCTGCTGCGAGAAGAGGAGCGTCTTTCTTGTCGTACACAACTGCGATATTCTTGCCATCCTGATCTACGACAAGCCCTTGGTGGTTGCCAGTGCTCATAACGGACCATTCCGTATCGCCTGCTTTCATCGTCTTTCTCCTTATTTGCAATCCCTAATATGAACACCCTTCACGCGGATGCTCATGCAGGGGATCGCTACCCCTGCGTTTGGCTAGTGCAGCATGGCCATGGTGTGCTCGATGTCGTCCAGCTCCTTGGTGGTGTAGAATTGCTTCCTGGGGCTGTTGGCCATATGTACGCTTCGCGTGACTCCACGATCTGACACCTTGGAGAAGGATACCGTCCAACCCTTCCCGCTTGACCCCATGCTGCCCACTTCCCAAGAATCCGCGATACTCTCTTCGTAGACGTTTGCGCGAGACTCAACTCCGATATGGATACGCCAGTAATCGCCAAGGTCTTTGCGATGCTTCGCTGTGCGGAAGGCATTATAACAATCCGCATCCGTGAACAACTCTGGCCAGCACAATACGCAGATCGCCCAATCGCAATCTTCTTCGAGCCACTGGTCGCCAGCGAAGGACACGAAGTCGGGCAGGAGTGCGCGCAACTCACCCCATCGTTCTTGGTTCAGATAATATCCGCCATGTCCTGCGGTATACACTCGTTCGATGCCGTCGATGCCTGCAAGCGGTTCTACAGTTTGTGCGCGTCCCCAAGGTGTTCCCTGTCCGGTCTTCATAATATCATTCTCCATTGTAATCCAACAAACACGAATCCCTACCGACAGGCAGGGATGAAGGGCATATACTCATCTTCTTTGTGCATAGTGATGATCTCTTCGCCAATCATCTCAATCGCCTGATCCATCTCAATTGCCCACTGCTCCAGTATCGCGAGTTCGTCCTGGTCCGGCTTGAGTGTTCCATTCTCGTATACCATTTTTCGATCTCCTAAAATTGATCTTCCGAAAGGCCTGTCTCCACATTTGCTGCGACAGATGCCTCAAACATATCAAGGTATTCAACAGTGAACACCATCCACTCTTCATTAACAAAGATGTCTGCATTATCCCCGATGTACTCGCAATTTGTGTGTGCCATTTCAGCTTGAAAGTCTGTAGCACCATAGGTCGTGATGATCTGCTTCTCTCTCGCTTCCCATTCTTCCTCTGAAATCTTTTTCATTCTTCTTCTCTCCAAAGTGGGAATACTGTATTCCCAATATCAATATACATCACCATGTTCATTTGTCAAATTCTTTTTTGAGAATAATTGATAATACTTGAGAAAGTTTTTAGGAAAGCAAAGGGAAAGGTGAGGGAAAGCTGGTCGAAAGCTGGCCAAGACCTTCACGCAACAGGTGGTGCGTAAAGTGGTGCGTAAAGTGGTGCGTTAAGTGCACGTTTTTATTCCAATAATGACAAGGGTTTATGGGATAAACGTGCATAAACTATCAACTTCACGCAACAGTTAGTTTGATGCCACAACCCCATACAACGCAAGAGCTTAAGTTATAAAAACACCACTTCACGCACCAATAGGGTTAACATACCCATCCAGACACATATAAGGTCACTCAAAATATTACACAATCCGGCAGAACCACCCCCAAAGAAAATAAGGGTCAAAACAAGAGAAATGAATAGTTATTTATAATATAATATATATATAATTATATATATATATCTATATATACAGTACTTACACTCTTCTTCCTTCGGCCAACTTCACGCACCACTTCACGCACCACTTCACGCAACGAGCGGTGCTTTAAGGGTGGGACAATGGTTCCACTCATTCCCTAACTGTCGCTTAGAAGCAATCCCTGGGCTTCACAATGCGGCACAAATTGCCGATGAGGGCCAGGGATGCTTGGTTTGTGATAAACCAAGATGAGAGGGCGAGGAGGAGCGAGGGACGGGGGGACAACCCCGCTCACTCGGTCAGACACCAATCCCATGCGAGCCTGGCCGACCGAATCCCGATCCTGATCGTGGCTGCTCACCCATCCATCACCATCACCCCATCACCATGATGATGGATGAGGTGGGAGTGTGCGTCACCCACATACCCACATCGAATCCCATTTGATGCTACGTGGGTAGGGCATGATTGATTGAGTGAGTGAGTGAGGTCATGCTGCCCTGGTCATGAGGTGAGGCCATGAGGTGAGGGAGTGAGGTCGAGCATTTTTCTTGGGACTCCTACCAATCTGAGAAACTTTACCACGCCCCCCGGCCACTTGGCCGAAGGTAGTAAAGGTACCTCCGCTCCCCTGGGTGCCTATTTTCCCGGAATCTGTGCAAAACCGCACACCCCCCCCCGTACACTGACAAAAACCGTCACTGACAAAAAGTGTCAGAATATGTTTGACATGGGTATATCCCCCGCGTATGGTTACGGCATATCTGGTATCAACTTTGTTCGGAGTCACAGCATATGGCGCAAGCACCTGTTGAATTCAAGAAAGCTCTCAAGGCTGCCGGTCTTTGGACTGGCTTCATTGCTTTCCGTCAGGGTTTGCGCGACAAGGGTGAGGCTCCTACTCCTGCTCACAACATAGCGATGGCAGAGTTCACTACCCGCCTGGCTACACACACCGAAGCCACTCCTTCCTCCTCCGAGGAAGATGCCGACGGGGCGTCCCTGGACCCGGACCGCTGCCCCGGTAAGGGGACGCCGCTATTAGAGGATTACGCGGAGTTCCTTGGCCGGTCTGCGGACATTATTGTTGTTATTCAGTGGGTAGCGAAGCATTTGGAGGTACCGCCGAGTGCGATACGCATAGAGGACGCGCCGAGTGCTGAGGCGTGGGGGATGTTGATGTCTTACCAGCGAACCCCTACGCGGAAGGCGGACTTTTGGGACAGGGTGTTTACGAAGTTGATTCCGTCTAGGGCGACGTTGGACGGTGATGTGGCGGTAAAGGTTGACGGTGAGAGTGTGATTGCGACGGTGGACAAGATCCTAGCTTTGAAGCAGGCCGCGGAGGGGGACGGGTAATGGACGACGCGCTTATTCTCGTTTTTGCGGAGTCTCCCTCGCACTTTGAGCTGTGGCTCACTGTTCGGCCTGGAGATGACGCTGTCGCACCTGTGGAGAATTTTGTTTACGCAAATCTCGGGAACGTCATTGGGCGGCGCTTCGATGGGCTACGCTGCCTTGCGAGGGCGAAGTGCGACGAGTTGCTTTTCCACGCTACCCTCAGCGCGTTCGACGAAGGCCCGTGCATTGATCTCTTGCACGACTTCTATAACTCTCAGCATGTGGCGGAGGTGATGGCCTGATGGTCGCATTCCCTCACTACGATCTTGTGCCGAAGGATCTCAAGGCCAATTTGCGTTGGCGTAAGGAGATGTTGCTTGGCGCGGCGGAGGATGCGAGTTTTGCGGCGAACGTGAAGCAGATGTGCGCGGAGGACTGTCTTTTCTATCTGAACGGTTTTGGCTGGACGTATGACCCCCGCGATACGTCGATGCCGAACAAGCCATTTATCACATACAAGGAATTCCAGGACGAAGCGATTGAGATGGCGATTGACGCCATTGAGGTCGGGTATGACATAGCCTGGCCGAAGAGCCGGACGATGGGCGCGTCTTGGATGGGGCTGAGCGTTTTTGAGTGGATGTGGCATTTCCGTGACAGCCTTGCGTTTGGCTTGGTGAGTCGGAATGAGAAGTACGTTGACCAGGCGGGCAATCCGAAGAGTCTCATGTGGAAGATTGACTATTTGCATAAGAACCAGCCGATGTGGCTGTTGCCTACTGGCCGGCACCGGGGATGGAACGATCCCAACCGGAAGATACTCCATCTGGAGAATGCGGATACTGGGAGCGTGATTGACGGCGAGTCTACTACTGGTGAGGTTTTCCGTGGCGGTCGTTTGACTGGGTTGTTCATGGACGAGCTGGCTGCGTTTGAGGTGAACGAGGGTTACGCGGCGCTCAGGTCATCCCGGGATGTGACCAAGTGTCGGATGTTCAACTCTACTCCGCAAGGTTCTGCCAATGCGATGCATGATGTCGTGTTCAAGTCTGGCGCGAAGGTTTTCTACATGCGTTGGCAGAAGCATCCGGAGTACAATGAGGCTCTGTATACGAGTCATCGTCAAGAGGACGGGACGTTCAAGGTCGAATTGCTGGATGACTTTGTCGGCTTTGTCAAGACGATGCGGCAGGAGTGGACTGAGAAGCAGACGTTCCTGTATCCGGAAGAGTACCCCTTTATCTTGGATGGCAAGGAGCGGAGTCCTTGGTATGACGCTGAGGGTGCGCGGTGCGTATCGAAGCAGGAGATTGCTCAGGAGTTGGACATTGACTTCCTGGGATCGAGTTACCAGTATTTCGACCAGGAGTTTATCAAGATTTTGGTCGCGGAGTATTGTTCGGAGCCTGTTTTGCGTGGGCGCCTGGTCTTTGATCCGGTCACGTTGGAGCCTCTTGGTTTTGAGATTGACGAGAAGGGGCCGTTGGCTTTGTGGTTCAATCTCCTGGGCGGCGGTTCTCTCTTGCAGGCCGGGAAGGCTTTTGACGGAAAGCGTTACGGGCTCGGGTCGGATGTGTCGTTCGGTACCGGGGCCAGCAATAGCGCAACGGCTATCGTGGATTTATCTAACGGTCGTAAGATCGCACGTTGGAAGGATCCCCACACGGACCCCGAGGACTTCTGCGACGAGACGATTGCATTGGCCAAGTGGTTTAATAATGGCTTTATGATTTGGGATGCTTCTGGATCATCGGGCCGGAGTTTCACAAAGAGATTATTGGAGCAGCGATACAGCCGTATTTATTATCGGCGCAACGAGGAGAAAACAAGATCCCGGATTTCCGACCAACCTGGCTACTTTTTGAATCCAGAGGATCGGTCTATTCTCTTGCGCGACTATCGCGGTAAGCTGAGCAACCGCACGTTCATCAACCCATCGGAGGAGGGGATGAACGAGATGTTGCAGTTTATCGTGCAGCCTGGCGGCAAGGTCGAGCATTCGGCGGCGGCGAATAGCCAGGACCCTACTGGCGCCAGGGAAGCGCACGGTGATGAGGTGATTGCAGACGCGCTGGCAAGCCGTCTGCTCACCCTCACCCCTTACGAGCTGAAAGAGGCGGCGACGCCGGAGGCCCCTTGGATGAGTCCAGCCTGGCGCCTTCAACAGGAAGCACTCGAACTTGCGGAAGCAGAGAGCGAGGACTGGTAGATGATAAATCCACTTGACGCGAAGGAATTCAAGGCCCTGGCCGCTGCCGTGACCGAGAGTAAGCGGAAGTTGGCGCCGTTTCGCGAGAAGCGCCGCGACTTGATTTCGCTTGCCGTCGGCTCTGAGTACACCGATGACAATGAAGTCAAGTCTGTTTACTTGAATCTCATGAATCTGGCAACGAATATCTATGTTCGTCAGTGTGCTGTCCGGGCGCCAACGGCCAAGATCACAAGCCCTTACGCGGAGCTTCGCCCGATGGCGATGAGTTTACGCATCGCCTGCAAGGAAGTTGCGGCGGAAGCGAAGTTGGGGCAAACGCTTCGACGCGCGGTGACTGAGGCTTTGTTCTCTCCGAAGGCTGTCGTGAAGGTGGGCCTTGAGCATAAGGGTACGACCGAATACAACGGCGAAGAGGATGTTGACGTAACAGATCCCTACGTGAACATGGTCAGCTTTGATGACTACGTTGTCGATATGTCGGCCAGGTCTGCTTACGACCCTGCCTTTGAGGGTGACACTTACTATTTGACGAAGCAGGAGATCCTGGATCGGTATCCGAAGGCCAAGGGTCTGGATCTCACAGCGGATGAATTGAGCATTAATAGCGAGTCCGGGGAGGAACGCGCCGAGGGGATCAGTCATTCGCAGCAATCCGGCGATGATAACCTCCACAACAAGATTATTGTTCAGGATGTTTGGCTTATCAAGGAGCGCAAGCTCGTCACTTATTTGCCGAGCAAACCCACGAAGGCGCTCAAGGTTGTTCCGTATGACATCGGGGAAGATGGTCCGTATCATTCGTTGTGGTTTACGGATGTGCTGGACAATGCGATGCCGCTTCCCGCGTTTTCTGTGCTTAAAAATTTACAAATGCTCGCGAACAGTCTCTTCCGTAGGCTGGCGTCGCAAGCGAAGAACAAGAAAAGCGTTGTTGGCTTCTCGAACGAAGAGAGCGCGAAGAACTTCTCTGCGGCGAAAGACGGCAGCGGCGTTTTCTGGACAGGGCAGGAGCCCAAGAACATTGACGCTGGCGGGATTGATCCGCAGAACATGGCCCTTCTTATCCAGGTCAAGGATATGTTCTCCTGGGCCGCGAACAATCTTGACAGCCTGGGCGGGCTGTCGGCCATGAGCGAGACGGCCAGCCAGGATAAAGCCATAGGCATCTCGGCCAACGCGCAACTGGCCGACATGCAGGACGCGACGGCGCTCTTCGCGGAAGGCATTTTCCGCAAGCTGGCTCTGTATGAGTGGACGAATCCTATACGCGAGAGGATCCTCCAGAAGGAGATCCCCGGCTCGGATGTGACAATTCCTGTGGAGTGGACCCCGGAGACGCGCCAGGGCGACTTCTTACTTCTCAATTTCGCTATTGTCCAGTCGAGTATGCGCGATGACAATCCGGGGCAGAAGGTTCAGAAGTTGAAAGATACGCTGATGAATGTCTTTACCCCCTTGCAGCCGTTCATGCAGGAGCAGGGGTTGACGGTGGATGTGAAGCGGTTCACCCAGTTGGTTGCCGACTATGACAATATTCCAGAGCTTGAGCAGGTTATCGTGTCTATGGATCCGAATATGCGGGAAGAGTTGCCAGGTCCGGCGGGGAATCCTACCCCTTCCGGCAAGCCGGCGAACACGAATCGGACATATACGCGCGTCAATAAGCCTGGCGCCACGCGCCAGGGTAAGGATGCAGCCCTCGTCCAGACGTTGATGGGGGCAGGCGTCCAGGACGCTGAGGGTGCTGCGATGACGAGGGGAGTGACCTAATGCCTACTTATTGCTACGTCCATCCAAAGACGAAGAGAATCATCGAGAAGGTGCTTCCTATGGGTAAGGCCCGTGATTCTATGACCATTAAGGGCGTGAGATGCAAGCGTTGTCTACCGGCAGAGATGGCCGGGCAGGGCGGCCTGTCTCCAACAACTTGGCCGATGAGAAGCAATGCTCTGGCTGTGCATCCAAGCCAGCGGAGACAATATATGGAGTTTGCGGCGAAGAATGGTGTCCCGACACACTTTGACGAGCGCGGGAAGCCGGTCTTGCGTTCCAAGAATCATCGTAAACAGTATGCCGAATTGGTCGGCGCAACGGATTTTGATGGCGGGTTTGGCGACCCCCACTGTGATTGAAAGGCAGCAAATCATGGCAGACGAAGAAAAGAAGGACGAAGGTAAGGAAGAAGGTGGCAAAGAGACGGACTTCATGGACGAACTCGATGCCGCTGCTGATGCTCATATTGAAGAAGTGTCCGAGAGAAATCCGGACGCTGACGATAAGTCTGGTTCAGACGATAAGTCGGATCAGGACGCCGGCCAGGAGCAAGACCTGGAAGGCAAGGACGAGGAAGGCGAACAGGACGAGGAAGGCGGAGACGAAGATCCCGCGCCTGATGATGCCCTGGTCGAGAGAGCCGTCCGTGCTGGCATTTCGCTGGCAGACGCCAAGGCTGTGCCTACTGCGGCAGCATTGGAGAGAATCGTTGGTCGCGTCGAGACGAGTGCCAGCGAAAGCAAGGCATCCAAGGATGATGTGGATTCCAAGGATGAGGAGAAAGAGGAAGAGGATCTGTTGGCGAAAATACCGGATCTCGATCCCGAAGAGTACCCCGATGAGCTTGTCGCGGGATTCAAGGGGTTGAAGGATCTTGTTGTCAGTCAGCAGAAAACCATCAAGGATCTCCAGAAGGGCGCCAGCGCACAGGGGTCGTGGGCTGACGCACAGATCGCCGCACTCGGGAAGTCCTTCGAGGGTACATTCGGAACTGGCAACCATGCCGATCTTCCTGCGGGAGAGCAACGTGACGCGCGAGACAAGTTGCAGCGTCACATTGACTTTGCCATGGATGATGCTAAGGCAGGCGGAAAGCCGATTGCTAAGTCTGATGCGCTCAAGCAGGCGCTCCAAAATGGGTTCGGTGATGTTATCAAGAAAACGAAAGGGCAAACCGCTAAGGCTGCTGCTGCGGCGCGGGCTGACAAAGCTACAAACCCGCCAAGGAGAAGTGACGGTACGTTCGCCTCCGAGAAAGAGGACTACGGGTCTGAGTCAGACCGAGAGGATGATGCTGTCAAAGAAGTTGCTGCAATGATAGCTGGAAATGACGCTTAGCCCTTCCGTTAAACCGGAAAGGATAGAATCATGGGTACTGTACTTACACCAG